AAGAAGAAATAATGTTGGATTTATTAATAGCAAATTATGAAGGTTGGGAAAAGTTTGAAAGAAAATACACAAAGAAGAGCAACTCTGAAAAATAGAATTGAAGATTTAGAAAATCAAATTTTACTATTGAAGAAGTTTGCCCACTATGAGCAGTACTTTTCCAAGCTAAAGAGAAAAAGAAATGACTATATAGTTGAGATGAGAAGACTACTTAGTAGAGAAATGTATGGAGAAGGTCTTAGTAAATCTGATATAGGTAGAGTTCTTTGTAAAGATCATAGCACTATAATCCACATGCTTAAAACTGATGGTTCTACTGAAGTAAATAAAGTAGTTTCTGCTAATTATAAGCAGTGGATAAAAGATGGAGTATATCCGCATAGTATTTTTATTCTTGTGCCTTCTTATTTACATAAATCTGGTAACCGAACTGCTCTGTCATATAAACTAGTTGAATTATGAGAAAGTTTATTTTTATAGTATTATTGCTATTGATTAGTATAAGTACTAAAGCGCAAGTTATCTTGCAAAGTTATTCAGCAGCAAGGGCTGAATGGAGTGAATTTTTAGGTGACTGGGTCTGGGGTGAAAGATCACCTTGTACTGTAACATTTAGAGTAACTGAAAATGTAATTGAAGCAGATGATGTAGCTCAATCTACATACTATGTGTACTCAGAATATCTTGTAGAAAAATATAAAAATGCATGGAGAGCAGTAGATGAAGATGGTGAAAACTGCATGGTAGGTATTATTACAGAACCTAGCATGCCTTCCTTTCTTTATGTAATGTATGAAAGTGTTATGTTTAAATACTTTATCAAATGAAACTTAAGACTTGTGACATATGTGGTGAAGAAAAACCAATATGGAAGAGTAGTGGAACCGGGGGATTACGGTATTGCCAATATTGCTGGAGTTGCCACAAAAGCAAAGATAAAGATACACAGAAACCAACAAACTCTGTTATCCCCCGTGTTTCTGCTAAAAGAGCAAAAAAAGATGCTGAGTACAGCAAGTTAAGAGAAAGATATCTTACAGAGAATTTATTATGTATGATTAAAGTAGGTGGTTGTACACATAATGCAACTGATATACATCATACATATGCAGGATCTAATAGAGATGCTTTTTACTTAGTTCAAAGTACTTGGAAAGGAGTATGCCGGAATTGCCATGACTGGATTCATGCTAATCCAGGTGATGCTAGACTAATGGGATGGTTAAAATAATTATTTATGATAAGAGATGATATTCAAGCAGCAGCACTTAAAGCTACTGAAAATGAATTTAGATGTGGGTTAGCTCTTGCTACAGGTTATTTGTAAATTTAATAAAATTTACTATCTTTACTTTATGAAAATAAGTAAAGGCTTTGGATATAAGAAATCTGGTATTTATTGTATCAAAAATATAGTAAATGATAAGTTTTATATTGGGAGCAGTATCCATATTTATTATAGATTAAGGAGGCATAAGTCAGATTTGATAAAAAAAACACATGCAAATCCTATTTTATAAAATGCTTATAATAAATATGGTGCTGACTCTTTTGAAGTAGTAATTTTAGAGGAGTGTTCTAAAGATATTGTATTACAAAGAGAACAACATTATATTAATACTCTTTTGCCAGAGTATAATATTACAAAAGAAGTTGTAAACAATAGGTTATCACTTGAATCAAGGTTAAAAATATCAAAAACACTTAAGGAAAAGATAAAAAAAGGTTTGATCACAAATCCCTTGAATCTTGATAAACAAAAGGAAGTCATTATTTATGATGCTGATTGTAATTGTATTGATAAATTTTCTTCACAAAATGCTGCAGGTAGATATTTAGAAAAAATTTATTCTGAATTTTCATTTAAATCTGTTAATGCAATAGTTAATAAAAAATCTAGGAATAGAAGAGGAAAATATAAAAATCATTTTATTCTTTATCCTAATGAGCTATGCATAAAAGATGTTATTAGATCTGATGCTTTTAAAATTTTATGTATAGATCTTAATACAAATTCTACTGTAATTTATAATAAAACTAATGATTTAACTAAAGCTGTAGGTTGTTCTCCATCTGCTGTATTAGCAGCTTTAAAAAATGACAGATTACTACTAAAAAGATATAAATTAACTAAATTATGAGTAGAGAAAAAATACAAGAGGAAGCTTTAAAAGCTACTGAAGGTCAGCATAGAGCTACAATTGTACTTGCTACTGGTGTTGGGAAGACTTTAGTTGGTCTTCTCCACCTTGAGCGGGAGTATTCACCTCTAAAGAATATATTAGTTGTTGCTCCTAAGAGATCAATTATTGCTGAATGGAGAGTTCAAGCTATTAAGTTTAAGAAGGATAGATTCTTGTCTAATACTACTTTTACAACATACTTAAGCTTGAATAAACATGATCCATTAGAGTATGATATTGTTTATCTAGATGAAGCACACAACTTGTTAGATAGTCATAGAGGATTTCTAGAGAACTATCATGGTAAAATTCTTGGTTTAACTGGTACTCCACCTAAAAGAAGTGATTCTGAAAAAGGGAGAATGGTTAATGAATTTTGTCCAATGGTATATGAGTATGTAACTGATGATGCTGTTGATGCTAAAATTCTAAATGATTATAAGATAATTGTTCATGAGTTAAGACTTGGTAATAAAGATAAAAACGTAAAAGTTTCTACTAAAACCGGGGGATTCTATACTACTGAACAAGCAAATTATCAATACTGGTGTAACAGACTAGAGACTGCTATGGGAGCTAGCTCTGTACAGATGGCTAGGATCATGAGAATGAAAGCTCTAATGGCATATCCTAGTAAGGAAAAGTATGCTAAACTTCTATCAGAAAGCATTAAATCAAAATGTATTATATTTGCCAACACACAAGAACAAGCAGATAGAATATGTCAACACAGTTATCACAGTACTAATAGTGAATCAGAAAGCAATCTAATGGCTTTTAAAAATGGTGACATAACTAAATTATCTTGTGTCCTTCAGCTTAGTGAGGGGGTGAATATTCCAAATCTTAAACAAGGTATTATACTTCATGCATATGGTAATGAGCGTAAAGCTCAGCAACGTATTGGTAGGCTTCTTAGATTAAGTCCAGATGAGACAGCTACTGTACATATACTGTGTTATATGGATACTGTAGATGAGAAATGGGTAAAAGATGCTCTTGAAGATTATGATAGCTCTAAGATAACTTGGAAAGACTTTAATATTAAACTTTAATGCGTACTGAAAAAAACACAATTATTTTAGTGAGAGCTCTTGTTAAGCTTTCCGGAGCTCTTTATGACATTGACTGTCTAAAAGAATCAAGTAAGTATAAGTTCCAGATCAAAAAAGATCTTGATACATTTCAACCCTGGTTAGAAGAATATATTAGAGAACCTATTACTACTCTTACTAAAGCTGATTCTGAAACACTGATGACTCTTATAAATTTATTTACTAGTTATGAAGAAACTGTCTTTGTAAAGAATGGCTTTAATACTTGTGTAAATTTATTTTTAGCAAAATGTCACTCTGCTTTAAATGATTTAAAAGATCTTGATAAGCAACATAGTACATATGTAAATAAGCTATCTGTTAAACTAGAAAACTTATTAAGTGCTAAGTATTTTAATCAGTATACTGATTATGTAGATCCAGATGGTAAAACCTTTAGTGACATAATTAGATTCATGGATGATGAAGGTAAAAGTATAATAATTGGAACATTGTAATTTTTTTAGTAACTTACTTTAAAATTATTACCTTGGAAAATACACATCAACTAATTTTACATAATGATGATGAAAACAATTATCTATATGTAATAGCTATTTTAATGCGTTACTGTAATCATGATAAAGAACAAGCTGAGCAGTGTGCTGTAATCACAAATAATGCTGGCAAATGTGATATTAAACACGGTAACTTTTTGGATATCCTAGAACTTAAAACACAAATAGAAGATCTAGGGTTAAAAGTAGAAATGCAAGACTATGCAGGTAATATGTATTAATTCATCTAACAAACCAAAGCCTATACCTATGCATAAATGGATAGAGGAAGGTACAGTTTATACTATAGAAAGATTAGTTAGAATGAACATTCAACAAAATAAACTTGGAGTAGTATTAAAAGAAATTGATCTAGATGAATCTTGTTTTCCCTATTTCTACTTTGATGCTGATAGATTTGCACCTGTTCAATTAGTTAAGCAAAAAGAAGAAGTTTCTGAAGAAGAACTTATGGAAATCTAAATCTTAAAAATTTAAACTTGTATTATGAAATTTGAAAGAATAAGTGGCTGTGCTACATTATTATTCTGGTTATTATTCATCATTGGTTGGTTTATGAATATTTATAGATTGACTAAATGTGATTTTGATACACCATTAAAAGTAGAAGCTACAAGAATAGTTGGGGCAATTGTTGCACCTATAGGAGCTGTAATAGGTTATATGGATATTAAAGATGGCCAAAAATAAAGCATATTCTAAAGTGCGTTTAAAAAATGCACTTAAAAAGATAAAACCTGAAGATCTTGATGAGTTTAGATTCCATATGAATGCTGGTTCATCAGTAATTGAGATATCAAAAAGATTTCAGCTGTCTTATGCTTATGCTACAATATTGTTTTTAGAATTTTCAGTTCATGAAAAGAGATACCAAAAAGTTATGGGCAGTAAGACAGAGCCTTATTATCATACTGAAGATGGATATCAAATTCCTGAGTATAGAATTCAGGATCTAAAGAATCAAGAGTTAAAAATTTATAAAAGACTAGAAGATGGGAAAGATGAAAGAACTCTATATAGAGATAATGGAGAAGAATAACTATGAGATGCCAGATGGATTTAAATTATCTGAGTATCTTATAAAAAAGGAAATGGAAACTGCAGAATGGAAAGAATATGAAGAAAAATTTAGAAAACGTCAGGAAGATAAGAAGACTAAAAATGCTGAGTAAAAAGCTGGTATTAGAAGTTAATTTTAAAAGATCAAATAAAGTTTACAGTAAATTTGTTGCTGTAAATAATGAAGAAGGTGACTAATTTTCTAAAATATTTGATAATTTGGATAAGCCAAAACTTAGCTATTCCATTTTGGATGGTAGGACATGTACATTTATCTGTAAATATTTATGAAGATGTATATGAAATACTAGCCTCATTTGGTATGAATATTATAGTAGCTGTTGGGTTTTATTTAGACTATAAACAAACACCTAAATAGTTTACTATATGCTCCTGTAATTTAACGGATAAAATTCATCTCTTCTAAAGATGCTATGGGAGTTCGATTCTCTCCGGGAGTACCAATCATATGATTGACTATTAATGATTAAAAACAAATGATTATGAAAACAATTCAAATTTCTAAAGTTGTAATGCATGGTGCATTTATTCTGTTACTATCTAAAGTATTATCTAGTTACACTGAACCTAAAGCACCTGTTGAAGTAAAAGTTATTGAGAAACTTGTTCCTCAAAAAGTTGAAGCTGTAGAATTTTCAGAAGAAAATCTTCAGCTGTACATGACTGAGATAAATCTAAAATTTAAGCATATTGTTATGGCTCAAGCAATGATTGAGTCTGGATATTTTAAGTCTAAAATATTTCAAGAGAATCACAATATGTTTGGAATGAAGCAAGCTAAGTCTAGGCAAACTACTAATATTGGAGTGAATAGAGGACATGCTAAATATGCTTCATGGCAAGATTGTGTATTAGATTATGCTTTATATCAAGCTAGATATTTAAATAAAGTTAAGTCAGATGAAGAATATTATGATTATCTTTCTAAAAGCTATGCAGGAGATCCTAATTATATTCAAAAAGTTAAGCATTTGGCTAATGATATTCTTAGCTCTGGTAATATGTAACTTAATATTTAAGGAACATGAAGAATGATCAAGAGGATAACTTTAAAGAGGGCTTCATTCAAGGAATCCCTGTCGGTATGATTATAGCATATATAATAATGCTAATTCTTACAGAAATAATATATTAAATCTTTAATTATGAAAAAATCAAGTAGTGCCTTATTAAGGCTAGTATCAATGTGTCTTATTGTTTTTATAACAGGTAACTCTATAAATGCTCAGATAGTTGTAAAAGAATCAAAGAGTGAGGAGATTTATAAAAGCGTAGGGGGTCAACATAAAATGTATAAGATGGGGCTAGATAGTACATCTATGCAATATGTTTTCTATTTTAGAGATGCTCAGTATAAGCAACTTATAGACTATAAGTACTTTTCTTTTAAATCATTAGATGAAGTAAAGCAGTTCTTTGAACTTGTTATTAAAGCTATTGATGAGAAAAAAGAATTTGAGTTATTAGTTGGTAAGTCTGCTGTTGCTATCCACAGTTCAGGAACATCTGCTATGATATTCTTGGATGGTGGATATTGTATGATGAATAAAAAGCAAGCAGAAATCTTAATTCAAACAGTATGCGGGTAGAACTTTTATTAAATGGTACAACTAAGATTGTACTCATTCCAGAAAATGATATAGAAACAGCTATTCTGGCTAATGTTTCTAAAGGAGATGTTGAAGCTACTATGATAGCTCAGCATACTCAGATTCTTGATAAAGTAATTCAAGATGGTTTGGTCATAGCACCAAAAGTAAATAGAGGTGAATAACAAAGGAGGGTTAGTTCCCTCCTTTATTTCTACAAAATATATGATTACAGATATTAAGATAATTAATAAGAGAAAAAGTTTGTGTAAAAAGATAGTTGATGAGCATTTTGAAATTAGTTTAGTTTCAGATAGAAATGCTAACTATCTATGGTGGATGTACAAAGAAGGTTCTAATCAAGGAATGTATAGACCTTTTATGATCAATTCTGAACTAGATCTTCTTGAGGAACTTAAATTGATAAATAAGGATGAGAGAGAATCATTAAATAAAATGTTTAGCTCTGAAGATGAGGATAATGTATACATTGCTCTTTTATCACTTGAATCATTCAGAAAGAAAAGAATTAAACTACATGGTAAATTTGATTCTTCTAAGCAGGATGTATCAGATGAATTTAGAAAGTATGTTACATCTTATCCTAGTAAATTATTATTAAACTATAAAAAATGACAAAAGAAGAACTAATAGACTTTGGCTTTGAGCTTGAGAATGTTACTGTAGAAGATAGTGGTAATAAAAATCCATATTATTACTACAGCTTTAAAGTAATAGATAACATGATACTGCTAAGTACTGACAGTGATTTGGTAAAGGATAATGAGTGGAATGTTTATTGTTATAATAATGAACTGATAATTGATTCTATGGAAGACTTAGAGTTGTTTGTTAGCTTAGTAAGAAGATTTAATAAAAACTTTAAGTAATATGTTTTTAGGAATTTTGAAGAAGAAAACTTCTGGCTTAGCATATCATACAAAGAAAGAAAAGATGGCTTATGATTTATTTATAAGCAAGATAAAAGACGGAGAAGAGGTAGAAATCTTTATGGCTATTAAAGGTAAGAAAGCAAATCTTGCTCAGATATCTAAAGTACATGCTTCTATAAGAACAATAGCCTTAGAGTTAGGTTATTCTTTTGAAGACATGAAACTTATTATAAAGATGCAATCTGGTCTGTTCTTTGAAGCAGAAGATGAAGCAATATGTAAATCATTTGCTGATTGTACAAGTGAGGAAATAAGTTTAGCTATTCAAGCATGTAATGAAGTAGCTGAGAAACACGGGATTATTCTTGGGTAGGTTCTACATAACCTTCATCACCAGGTTCAAGAACTTCTTTCTCAGTAAATAAATCATTATCAATAGCTTTTTTCTCAATGTCAGTAACCATTATAGTAATAGTAAAGAACACTTGTTGAATTTCACTCATTTTACCATAGTCACCAGTCATCATAGATTTAATGCCTTCATCTGAACGCTCATCATCTGACATATTTTTAAATAAATATAACAGTGCGCTCTTAAGCATCATATAATATGATTTGTTGACTGTTGTATCTATAAGTGAGTCATCCTTTAGTTCTTTTATTTTTACTGCCATAAGAAATAATTTTACACAAAAATAAAAAAATATGAGTACAAAACTTGATATTGAGGACATTAAAGAAAAAATCCATGCTAAACTCAAACCTTCTGGTTGGGATAGAGTATTAAGAGGTTTTATATTTAGTAAAGAGTTTGAGACAATAATTCAAACACTAGCTAAACAATCTAAAGATGGAAAGAGATTTACTCCTACAATGAGAAACTGGTTTAGGGCATTTGAAGAATGTCCTTATGATCAATTAAAAGTAGTTATTGTAGGACAAGATCCATATCCAGGATTAGATCAAGCTGATGGGATAGCATTTAGTTTAAAAGATGCTCCAGTAATTCAACCTAGTTTAGACTATATGCTCAAAGAAATAAACAAAACTGTTTACAATGGAGTAAATGCATCTAGAGATAAAGACTTAACAAGATGGGCTAATCAAGGTGTATTGCTTATTAATATTGCTTTGACAACTACTATAGGTAAAGTAGGTCAACACTATCTTGTGTGGAGACCGTTTATTGCTTATCTATTTGACTGGTTGACCTGGTATAATAACGGACTTGTTTACATCTATATGGGTAAGAAAGCTGAAGAATGGGCTGATGCTGTGAATGATAACAATTATAAATTCTTTACATCTCATCCAGCCTCAGCAAGTTATAATAATTTAGAAGAGTGGGATAGCAAGAATGTATTTGTAGAGACAAAAGAAATCTTGAAAAAGAACTATAACTTTGAAATAGAATGGTAGTATGGAAGATATATTTAATAAACTAATCAAGCTTAATCTAACTCCTAATCAGTACTATTTACTTTACTGTAAGAAGAATAACATAAATCCAGTATTGAATATCAATATAAGCATTGAATATGCAAGGTTATTAAATGCTGAATGGATTGATTCTAATAATGAGCTTACTAGTAAATCAATAATACTTGTACAGGAGCTAGATTCATTCTTTAAAGTATCTAAAAAGAAGACATCTAAGCAAGTTTTAGGTGAGGATTTCCTTCTAAAGATTGATGAATATTTAGATATTTTCCCTAAATTTAAACTTCCAAGTAACAAATATGCTAGATCTGATAAAAAGAACTTAGAGACAAACTTTAGATGGTTCTTTGAAACACACAATTATTCTTGGGATACAGTATTAGAAGCAACAAGGCTTTATGTAAATGAATTTGAAAGACAAGGTTATAAGTACATGAGAACCTCTCAGTATTTTATAAGGAAGCAGAGTTCTGCTGAAAGATCTTTTGAATCAGAGTTAGCTAATTATTGTGAAGCATATTTAAGTGGCAGTACAGATTATAGTGAAAATCATTTTAGTGAAAGGGTAGTGTAATGGGGAAATTAAAATTGCTTACTATATCAATAATTGGTAGTATAATAGGATACTATGTTATTGATTTATTTATTATTGATGTGAGTATTATTCAATACTTATTAATTGAAGTTGTTGTTTCAGTAATACATTATATGTATCAAAAAGCTAAGTATGAAACAATAAATATATAGAAATGGATAAAGCTGAATCAAGAAAGAAAAAGTGGAATAGTCAAAGAGAGGGATTCCAAGAATCATTAAAGTACTTACAGGGCAGGATGTCAGGTCATATTAAAAGCCTTAAGACTCCCTGGCCTAAGTTTAATGATGCAACAACTGATGGTATAGAATGGAATACTTTAACTGTTATTGGTGGTAGACCTGCTAGTGGTAAGACATTGATTGCTGAACAGATTGTACGTGAATCCTTTCCTCTAAATCCAGGGGAAAACTTTAGAGTATTACAGTTTCAGTTTGAGATGTTAGCTAGAACTTCTGCAATACGTGAGTATTCCAGTGTTATTGGTAAATCCTATAAGTACTTATGTAGTGCTGATGGGAAGTTATCAGATTATGATTTACAAAAATGTTATGATTACGCAAAAGAGAAAGTAAAGTATCCAATAGATGTAGTAGAAACTCCTTGTACTATAGATGAATTTAAGGAGATAGTTAGGGATTACATGCACTTTCATGCAAAATATGATTCTGAAGGCAATATGATTTTTCCAAAAGTGCTGATTACTATAGATCACTCTTTGTTATTTAAGAAAGCACCATATGAGAAAGATAAGCATGATATGCTTAACAACTTAGGTGAAGCTCTTACATTACTAAAAAGAATGTACTCACTTTCTTTTATTGTTTTAAGTCAGCTCAATAGAAATATTGACAACCCTGAAAGGAATGAAGAAGGTAAATATGGTAATTATGTACTTGAGTCTGATTTATTCGGGGCAGATGCTTTGCTTCAGCATGCGGATACTGTAATTGGTATAAATAGACCGGCTAAGCAAAAGATTAGGTTTTATGGTCCTGATAGGTATGTGATTGAAGATGATAGGGTAATAGTATTACATTTTCTAAAATGCAGAAATGGGGACACTAGACTTAGTTTCTTTAAAGCTGAATTTGAAAAGATGAAAATTGTTGAAATGCTTACCCCTCCTCAACAGGAGAAAAGATTAACAACCAAATAGTAAATGTATGAGTTTATCAACTAAGAATCCTTCTATTAATAGACAGGAGAAGACAGAGGAGCTGATTAAATATCATGATTGGAAATTCAAAATGATTCAAGAAGAAAATCCTTTATTCATTCCTAAGTGTGCTTACACACCTAAAGGTAAACATGAAACACATATTGGGTTTTTTCAAAGTGAAGTAAAGAAAGGTAGAGACATATACACTGAATTTACAAGCATTGACCTTGATCCAGAAGATCCAAACAGAACTCTTTACAAGTGGAGATTTAACCCACATTATGAAGAAGAGTATGATAAAACAGAACCAGCTCAAAATGGGCATTACAGGTATCTAGTTCCAGTATCAGAATTAATTAAGATTGAAGTTGAGACAAAGTCTGAGCAAACAAGCTTATTTCCTGACTTTGATGAGATTATGGATCCAGATGCTGATGCACCATTGAATCAGATTACTTTAAGAGATCTTGCGGCTATCTTGCTGAAGAAACCTGTAAGTAATAAAAAATGGTTAAATGATATAATTAAATCAAAGGTATCATGGGAATAGTATTGCCAACAACAAAGATGGCTCCTGAATTCAAGAGTCCTAAAAATCTTATTATCTTTTCTAAACCTAAGATAGGTAAAACAAGTTTATTATCAACACTTGATAATTGCTTGATCCTTGATTTAGAAGGAGGTACTAAGTATCTGAACGCTATGAAAGTAGATGCTAAATCCTTTGAAGATATCAAAGAGATTGGTAAAGCTATTAAAGATGCAGGTAATCCATACAAGTATATTGCTGTAGATACAATTACAGCTTTAGAAGAAATGGTTATACCATATGCTGAACAACTTTATTCTAGAACTCCAATAGGTAAGAACTGGTTCAATCCAGGAGGAGGTAAAGAAAAGTATGGTAACATACTTGGTTTGCCTGAAGGTGCCGGATATTTCTGGACTAGACAAGCATTTACAAAAGTTATGGAATATATTCTAACTTGGGCTCCTTATGTCATATTTGTAGGTCACGTAAAAGATACTCAGCTTGAAAAAGCAGGTGGTACTTTTTCTTCTATGGATTTAGATTTAACAGGTAAGCTTAAGAGAATTACAACTTCTAATTCAGATGCTATTGGGTATCTATTTAGAAAAGGTGACAAGAATATTCTCAGCTTTAGAACAAATGATGATATCTCTTGTGGAGCTAGACCACCACATCTTAAGAATCAGGAAATAGTAATTTCTGAAGTAGATGAGAATGGTGAGTATAAAACTTACTGGGATAAAGTATTTATTGATTAACAATTTAAAAACAAACAAAATGGCTTTAAGCACAACAAATCTTGCATCTGAAGGTGGTTCTGGACTACCTAAAACAATTTCACCAGGAAATTATACATTAAAGTTGAACAGTCTTTCTTTGGAAGATTTCAAATTTATTCCAGGTGCTAAACATTTAGTAATGAATGTAGAAACTGAACCTATTGATGGCTTTGAAGGCTTTATGATTGATAAAGACAATCCAGAAGCTGGACATCATGCAGGGCAAATTGGTAGAGTAAAAGCTAGCCAATATGCATTTGCAGATGGTCAAACTAAAAGTGGAGTTAAGGTAGAAAGAGATAAGTCTTTGATGATTTTTCTTAAGAACTTGACTACTGCATTAGGGGCTCAAGATTGGTTTCTTTCTCAAGATAATAAGCATGACACTATTGAAGAGTTCATTGATGCTTTTAACAATGAGAGACCATTTGAAAATACATATCTAGAATTCTGTATTGCTGGTAAGGAATATGAAGGTAAGAGTGGATATACTAATTATGATATGTGGTTACCAAAAGGTTCTAAAGGAGTTTATTCCTTTTCACCTAAAGGAGGTTCTGTAATGGAATTTAATGAATCTGAACATCTTAAGAAAATGGAGGCCAAGCCTGTAGAATCTTTTGGTGATGATGATTTTGAAGTTCCGTCAAGAGCTGCTTCTGACTTCAACCTAGACTAGTAAAATAGTGAGGGGGAGTTAGAAATAGCTTCCCCTTTACTATAAAATCTATAATTATGATTTCTACAAAAAATATTATCACTTCTTCAAATGATATACCTTCAGAGTGGATATTTGAGTATTATCTGAATCTTAGAGAAAAGCTGATTGGTCAAGATGTAAGAATACATTCTGTATTTAGAACTGAGCGTACTCCATCTATGTTTGTTTACTTTAATGTATCTACTAATGATTATAGATACAAAGATTTCTCTACTGGTAAACAGGGCTCAGGTATTAGTATGGTAATGGAGTTATTTAATCTTCCTTTTAGTGAAGCTCTAAATAAGATTACAGCAGACTATGAAAAGTTTATAAAGGATAATCAGTATCAGTCTGGTAAGATTCATAAGATACATGATAAATATAAAGTTGTAGATTATGAAATCAGGCACTGGAATTCTTTTGATAGTCAGTATTGGTCTTCTTTTCACATTGGTTCTAAGATGTTAGATCTATATAACGTATCTCCTATCTCTTATTTTACTATGCAGAAGAAGGAGCTAGATGACAGCATTACTTCTCTAACATTTAGAAAAAACTATGTCTATGGTTATTTTAGAGAAGATGGTCAGTTGTATAAAATCTATATGCCTAAGAATCCGGATAAAAAGTTTATCAAGGTTCAGAATTATATTCAAGGTACAGATCAATTAAAGTATAATAGTAATTACTTAGTAATTACAGCTTCTTTAAAAGATCTAATGGCTTTCAGGAGATTAGGTATTTCTAATATAGAATGTATTGCTCCAGATAGTGAGAATAGTATGATTCCAGAAATAGAGCTTAAAAAACTGAAGAAGAAATATAAATCTATAATTACTTTATTTGATAATGATGAGGCTGGTATAAAGTCAATGGAAAAATATCATGAGAGATATGGGTTTAATTATATTAAATTCAATATTGAAAAAGATATTTCTGATGCTGTACGTGCTGTGGGAATAGATAAAGTTAGAGAAGAGTTATTTCCTTTATTAAAAGAAGCAATAAAATGAATTGGATATACAACAACGTGGAATTTAATGATAACATGATTCCAGAAGGAGCAGTAGGTTTTATCTATGAGATGTCTGCTATTATAGACGGTAAATCTGTTAGGTATATTGGTAAAAAGAACTTTTTTGCTAAAATTAAAAGAAAGCTAGGGAAGAAAGCTTTAGCAATGACCACGGATAAAAGACTCAAGAAATACAGACTTGATCTTAGACCAGACTATGAAAAGTATTACAGTAGTAATAAAATCCTTAAAGATGCTCACAAAGCTGGAGTTATCATTAAAAGAAAGATGCTTATGATATGTTACTCTCAAATGGAATTAACATATCAAGAAGTAAAGCACCAGTTTATCTATGAGGTGCTTGAGAAAGAAGAATTCTTAAATGGCAATATACTAGGCCGCTTTTACAAAACAAAATAGTTATGACAGAATTAGAAATGACAGGCCTTCTTATTAAGTTGGCTGACCATGGTGTGACCGGAATTAAAATACATTATGATGGTTCAGGAGATAGTGGAGCTATAGAAGAAATATGTTATACAACTGATCCTTGTGCTAGTCCAAGTGATGTAGATGATAATGTAGAAATCTGGGGTTCAAGCTATAGTCTTTCAAATCTTGATGAAACAGCTTATAAAGCAATTGAAAATTTTGCATATGAGAAACTTCTAGAAGATATAGAAGATTGGTATAATAATGAGGGTGGCTTTGGAGATATTAGTATCTGTGTACCATCTGGTAAATATATGATTGATAATCATGTTAGATATTATCAAACAGAGGACTACCAGCATGAGGGAAGTTTACTTACTAAATCTGTAGAGTAATGGCACATCCTTGGGATCATGCAAAGTCCAGTTCTAGAAAATGGGGTGGAAAACCAGAAGAGTATTTACAATACCATGAGTGGTTTGATGCAACAAAGGCCTGGATAGGACATTCTAAGCATAGAATGTTTAGACATCACAGTGAAGGTATATTTGAATTGGAAAAAATCTTTGGAGTAAGCTTTGTAAACTCCGTAGGAAAAACTGTATATACAAGATATATTGGTGAGCAGCATGTAAAGGAAGATTGCTTTGGATATATTCCTAGTGCAAAAGAATGGGTAAAGGCTTTAGAGTCCGGCAAACCTGAAGAATGGATGATTAAAACTTTAAAAATTGAAGACTGATGGAAAAAGTAAATAACATATTTACAGTAGATTCTGTAATAGAAGAAGGTAATTACATAAAAGTAACTGGAATATATCAGATACCTGAAGGTTTACCATTTGAAAGAGGTGATATACTTACTGAAGATAAGTATAATGGTCATCAGATTTATGTAAGTTTTAGTGGTAAAAGTGTTGATTCTGATAAAGATAGTTTGACACTAGATACAAAAAGTATGCATCCAAAAGTTACAAAAGAGTTGATAGATATTATTCCAGGAATGATGTTATTTAAAATTGAAGACTAATGGAAAGAATAGATCAAATTAGAGAAGAAATAGAAGTTTTAATTAATCAAGCTATTGAACTTTTAGAAAAAAACTATGATATGGACAATGCTGATACTGATAATCCTGCATACATGACTATAATGGACTTAAATGGTGCATTAACAGAATTAGAATATTTAAATGAAGAAGGATTAAAAACTGAAGACTGATGATTCTAGAAGTAAATGATTTAGAAAATATTCTGAAGATGTTAAATTCAGAAGATAAAGACAACTCATATGTTGCTTTTAAAGCACTTGATTCATATGAGTTCAAAGACACAGATGTTAATAAGTTACTTTACTTATATAAGTTTAGCCCCTATTCTAATCAACAATGGAGTGAAAACTGTGAAAAAGCTTATAAAATACTAGAAACTTGTTCGGATTTAAGTAAACCAATTACATATGCTGAAGCATTAAATATAATGGTTAATAATAATGCTGAGGAAGATATTCTTAATATGTTTTTAGAAAAGCATACTAAACTTCTAACAGGAACACTAAGAGCTTTAGGGTATCCTGCTGATAAGATTGAGTTAAGTTTAAAACTTAAGAAATGACAAGAGAAGATCTATTAGGTAAAGCAAGTAAAGACTTAATGTGGAAAGAGCCCTTCTTCGGGTTCTTTCTTATTATGTTGAATAAAATTTGGACAAATAGAGTTCCTACTGCTGGTGTAAGTAAGAATGGTATTAATTACCAGTTAGCCATTAATGAAAATTTTTGGTGTGATCTTACTGATGACTACAGGATAGGACTCTTGAAACATGAGCTATTGCATATTACAAACTTTCATCTAATGCAATATTTTAATTTTCCTGACAAAAGATTAGCAAACATTGCTATGGACATGGAAATTAATCAATATATTGAGAAAGGTTATCTTCCTAGTGATGAGATGACTAAAGATGAGTATGATTCAATAGTTGAAAATGTAAAAGAAAAAGTAAAGAAAGGATTAGAAGATTGTACTCTAGATGAAAATCAGGCATCTCAACTAATGAAAACTATACCAGTACGTGGTATATTCATTGAAGACTATCCTGATTTGAATTTAGAGCTTAAAGCAGGTTCTAGATATTACTATGATAAACTCAAGGAAGCAAAAGATAAGAAAGATAAAACTGGTAGCTCTGGTGATGAAAATTTTGACCAGCTATGTGATCAGCTTGATTCTGGTGATTCTAGTGTTCCTGATCATAGTACTTGGGAAGAGTTTGAAAATCTACCTGAAGCAGAAAAGAAAATTATCCAACAACAGTTAGATAGAATTCTTTCTGAAGCTGCAGAACAAACTGCCAAAAAACGTGGAACAGTTCCTGGAAATATATCTGACTATTTAATAACTCTTGATAAACTTGAGAAAGCTAAGTTTAATTGGAGAGCTTATATTAGAAGATTTACAGGAGTCTCTACTAAAATCTTTACTAAAAAGATCCGGAGAAAAGAGAATAAAAGATATTCTGATAATCCAGGTCTGAAGATTAAAATGAGACAACATATGTTGCTGGCTATAGATACTTCAGGTTCTGTAAGTAATGATGAGCTTAAAGAGTTTATGAATGAGATTACCCATATAAATAAGTGTGGTGTTGACATCACTATTATTCAATGTGATACAAACATAAAATCTATAGCACCTTTTAACCCAAGAGAAGAATTTAAAGTACATGGTAGAGGTGGGACTGAATTTGATCCCGTCCTTGAGTATTATAATGCTAACTTGAAAAAATACACAAGCTTAGTATATTTCACAGATGGAGAATGCTATACAGAAGTAAAGCCAAAAGCTCCAGTTCTGTGGGTGTTATCTGAAAGATCTAGTATGAATGAAAGCCTTCCAGGCAAAGTGATTAAACTTGAGTTATGATGCTTACAGTAGAATATTTAGTAAAGTTTATTACAGAAAAAGTAAAAGAACATCCTGAATTAAAAGAAGAAATAATGGATTTTTATTCATTATGTCTCAGTGAGATAGAGGATGGAGGTGCTGAATACCATGAAGTTGGTATGTGTATTAATGATATAGAAGAATTAATTGAAGAAAAATAAAAACTATGAGCCAAGTAAAATTAAACATTGATGAATTGAAAGACTTTTTAGGTCACATGATTAAGAATAATCAGCATATCCAAGCAAATGGTAAAATTCCTGTTGCTGTAAATATTGAAGCTGATGCTGGTGTTGGTAAGACATCATCTATTGGTCAAGTTGCAAAAGAGCTAGGATTAGATTTTGTAAAGCTTAATCTAGCTCAGATAGAAGAATTAGGTGACTTAATTGGTTTTCCTGTTAAAGAGTTCTTGGTAAAAAATGCAGAAGGTAAAGAAAGATGGATTGTAGAGCATCAGATTGCTGCTGCCCAAAGAGCAGGTTATGGAATTGTAGATAAGAGAATGTCTCACGCTGCTCCAGAATGGATTCAAGGTAAAAGTGAAGGTGGTATATTGTGTCTTGATGATTACACTAGATCTGAGCCAAGATTTATGCAAGCTACTATGGAGTTAATTGACAGACAAGAATATATCTCTTGGAGTCTTCCTAAGAACTGGCATATAGTTTTAACTACTAATCCAGACAACGGAGACTATAATGTAACTAGCTTAGATATTGCTCAGAAAACTAGATTTATTTCTGTTGAAGTAAAGTTTGATGAAAAAGTATGGGCTAAGTGGGCTGAGTCAGTTGGAATTGACGGTAGATGTATAAACTTTCTATTGATGAATCCAGAGATAATTACAAGTTCTGTAAACCCTAGAGCAATTACTACTTTCTTTAACTCTATTAGTTCAATAGATAAGTTTGAGAGTGAGTTGCCTTTGATTCAGATGATTGGTGAAGGTTCAGTAGGGTCAGAAGTGGCATCACTGTTCTCAATGTTTATCAATAACAACTTGGATAAAATTATTTCTCCTGAAGATATAATGAATAATCCTAATGAGGCATATGTTATTGGAGCATTGAATAGTTCTGTAGGGTCAGGTGATAGCTTTAGAGCAGATATCTCTAGTGTAATTGCTACTCGTTTGATAAACCACTGTCTTATTCATGCTGAGAAAAGTCCAGTAACTGATCTAATGGTTAATAGACTTACAAAGCTTGTAACAGACTGTAGTTCATTCAGTGATGACTTGAAATATTACATGGTTAAAGAAATTGTAAACGGTAATAAAGTCAAGTGGTCTAAGCTGATGTTAAACCCGCAGGTAGTCAAGATGACTGTCAAATAAAACAATGGTAAAACAGTTCCCCATTAAACGGAGCATAACCTTAAATTAAAACAATGATAGGGCGGTAATTAAGCTGCCCTATCTTTTAAAATTTATTAGTATGTTAAAAATGCTTTTAAGAATTGATCTTAGTGATCAAGGTAGTTTTTTTTCTACAGAAAATGTAAGAGATTTGAAGTTAGAGGCTTCAATAAAAGTACTATACGGTACAACTGATTATACTAGTTCTACTAAGAATTTATTTCCTAATATGATTACTAGCTATACTCCAACTCAAAATGATACATTCTTTTTTGCTCCTGGAGTTGTAATCCCAAGAGTAAAGTTAAAGGACATCTATACTACTCATGGTATTAAAAGTGTACGTAATCCATCTTCAGCTAATAGAATATTTGTTGGTGCAAAGACAATGGATAAATTATTAGATACTCAATGGTTTTATTTATGTGAAACCAAAAGTTTTTTAGATTTTATAACTTACTATTATGAATCAGGTAATTTAGATGAATATGATTATAATAAATTAAAAGATGCTCTTGAATTTTATACAGAGGCACACGTATTATGTACAAGTTTTACAACAGGTAGAATATTACAGAATCAAAGATTACCTTATCAAGTACATACTGATTGTATTAGTGGATATAATAGAAGTGTTAGTTTACTAGATGAAGAGCATCAAGAACTATATGAGTATATTAAAGATCTAGTAGTTTATGATGAGACAAGCTTAGCACCTTATATAAATGGTCCAGATGCAATAGTAATTGATGCTCAGGTAAAAGAAACTCTTGCTAGTATGTTAGGAAGTTCAGACAATGAGAACTGGACTGTTGCTATGGAGATTATGGCAAATTGTAACTATGAGGAAAGTTTATTGTATCTAGTAGATTTACTATATGATTACGGTAGTAGAATTGAAACAATGCCTTCTAAAAATCATGTCAATTTCAAAACTCTTGCTACTTATTTAGGCTTGAGAACCAATGATTTAGATATCAATAAAGATGAAGCTATCAAAATACTTATTGATAAAAATGCTGTTACTTCTTTTAATATGCAACACTTTTTAGATAAGTTTAAAAAAGATGTTACTTATAGTAAGTATTTTACTGTTAAGGCTGTCACATATACAGAAGAGATAGATAAGTTATTGAAAGAAGAATTGATTTCAACTATTAAAGAAGATTACAAACCAGAACCAGAATCAGAATATGGCATTGACAACAACATCTTTAATTGAATCTGAAGAGATTCAGAGATTCTATAGTGAGAAATTTTATTTCAGCTATAGCAGTATTAATAAACTAATGTTTTCTCCTAGATTTTTTTATAATCATTATATATTAAATCAAAGAGAGGACAGTGTTGATGCACATTTGGTAGCAGGTAGAGCAACTCATTGCTTATTATTAGAGCCAGAAAGATTTGATGATGAATTCATTGAGCTTCCTGGTAAGATTCCTACAGATAGTAATAGAGTTATTATTGATCACATCTTTAATACTCATTACTTACCTATGCAAAATGATGCTGTTACATTAGAAGATTTTCCAAATGAGATTATTGGGCAGTTACTTGTAAATAATCTTTATCAAAGTCTTAAAACAGATACTCAAAGAGTAGATAAGATTCTTACTGATAATAACAAAGAATATTTTGAGTTCTTGAAGAAGAAACAGGGGAAGACTATTATTGACTCTAATATAAAACAACAAGCTCAAACTGTTGTAGACTTGTTGAAAGCTGATGAGAAAGTCTCTGCTTTACTGCAACTAGGCCATGATAATAGTATGGGTGTTACAGTGTATAATGAGCTTGCTCTCAAGATTGATTTAGATGAATATGATTTTGGGTTCAAAGGATTTTTGGATAATGTTGTTGTAGATGAAAATATCAAAACAATATTTATCAATGACCTTAAACTAACCGGCAAGTTGATTCAAGATTTTCCTGAATCTGTTAAGTATTATAGATATGATATCCAAGCTAGTATTTATGCGGGCATGGCTTATCAAAAATTTATTGCTGATAGAGGGGATGCAGCTGAATGGAAGATAGTATTCACATTTGTAGTAGTAGACAAATACAATCAAATCTATCCATTTCAAGTTTCTGCAGAAACATTAACCATGTGGGAGACAGATTTCTATGGTGTTGTCACTAAAGTTGACTACCATTATCGGCACAGAGATTATGGTTTACCGTATGAGTTAGCAATTGGTAATGTAAAATTGTAATCATATGGCAATAGATGCGCTTTATAAAAGCTATTTTCAAAAATCCAAGGTATTATTATATCCGCTCCTTGGAATCAAAAGAGGTGCAATAGCAATTCCTGAACAGACTTATTTGTCTTGGGATGGGTTCTATAAAACCGAGGATATAAAATTAATTGCAGTTTATCCAGCAAGAACAGATGTTGAGTATTTGAAGTTTGAGAGTAAAGTCTTACTTAATCACAATAGAGTATGTGATTTTGTTAAGCTTGATGAAAACCAAAATATATTCACATTTGATTTATCTGATTTAAAATCTGATTGGGATAAATTCATGGAAGGTAAGTACAGTCAAATGAATGAAGATTTAAGGCGCAAAATCAGAGATCATTTTGATAAGAATACTAGTACTTATGTCTATGTAGACAGTTATCTTTTTCCTGAGAAATATTTTTCATTATATGCAGACTTATTAGGAGCAGATGAAATTTTATTAAGGGAAGTTGGTGAGCTATGCAGTAAACCAGACCTAGATAGAGAAAACTTATTTGCCACAGTAGTGGATTTGGAAAACAAAAAAATTCTAGGTTAATTTGTAAAACAATATTTAAAAACCAACATTATGAATTACACAGTTGGAAGCAACATGCTTCTTATAAAATCTACATGGAATGAGGGAGAAACATTTAGATTATTACCCTTATCAAGTGAATGCCCTTATGTAGAATGCATATGGGATCCAGGAACAAAAGTCTTTGTTATCATTAGCCGTATAAGTAAAACAACTTTACATATGCTACCTAAGCTAGATGATAATGGTGACCCAGCTCCATTAAAAACTAAAAGAGCAAATGGAAGACTTGTCAAAGAAGAAAGAAAAACAATTGAAACTTTTCAGGAATTCTATGTTGAGGATCTAGATGCTATTGAATCTATAGTAGATTTATTTGCAGTTAATGCTGATAAATTTGACTATAAAGCATTCATGCAAGATAAAAAGTAATCTACTACTACTTTTTGATTTAATAGGGAGGTGTAACAGCCTCCCTTTTTTTAACCTAATTATATGGAACAGGAGAATGTGTTAATTGCAGACATGGAACATACATTTGTTGAGTGTCTTGATACTGCAAAAAAGAAAAACCATGACTATGGAGCTGGAATAAAGGATCCATATGCTAACTTTAGGAACTCAACAGTTGCTGGAGTGTCTGTAGAAAGAGGAATACTTGTCCGCATGATGGATAAAGTCTCTAGAATTTCTACACTAATTGATAAAGAATCTCAGGTTAAAGATGAATCTATTCAGGATACACTTATGGATCTTATTAATTATACAGCAATTTTGAAATCCTATATCAAAAACAAAGATTAATTATGGCAACACTAGTTTTATAGTCAAAATTTATTATATTTGACTATAAAAAAGCTTATGGAAACTTTAATATGTACTAAGTGCGGTAATGAAAAATCAATTACTGAGTTTAGAAGAGACCAACACAATCCTACAGGTTATCATACTCATTGTAGAACATGTTTTAACATATCTCAAAAAGAATACAGAGAGAAAAATAAAGAACATGTTAATAATTATGCAAAAAATTACTATAAAGAGAATGCTGAAAGGATAAAAGCTATGCGTAAACTCAGAAAAGAAGGTAAACCAACTGTTGAACTTCATTCTAAAAAATCTTTTGACTCTCACTCTTATAATACAAGAAGCGGTTGGAAAAAAAGAAAAGAATTGTCCTGGAAACAAAGAGGAATGGTTGATATGACATATGACTTATATGAACAAATGCTAATAAATCAGAATAATAAATGTGCTATATGTAATATTGAACATTCTGATACTAAAAAGTTACATGTTGATCACTGTCATAAAACTGGTAAAGTAAGGGGTTTACTTTGTAATAATTGTAATAATGGCATGGGTAAATTAGGAGACTCTATTGAAAGATTAGAGATAGTTATTGATTATTTAAAACAACATATATGAGTCGTTCCCATTATGTCATGGATTATGAAACACTTTCCAATTGCTTTATTGCTTGCTTTGAGAGTGTAAGTAGTGATACTAAAGAAGTATTTGTAGTCCATGATCTCAAGAATGATATTGTAGAGTTAGTAGAGTTCTTAAATAGAAATATAGACCTAGATGAATGGCATGTAAGCTTTAACGGTTTAGGTTTTGATAGTCAGATTACAGAACATATATTAAGAAATCAATATCAGTTATGTGAGATGTCTGGTTCTGATATTGCTAGATGGATTTATGATAAAGCACAGGATATAATTCAAAGACAAAATGAGGAAAGATTCTTAGAATTCAATCCTTGGGATATACAAATTAACCAGGTGGATGTATTCAAACTTAACCACTGGGATAATCCTGCTAAAAGATCAAGCCTCAAATGGATTCAGTATACAATGGATTGGCCCAACATTGTTGATATGCCAATACACCATAGTAGTGAGATAAAAACATTAGAGGAAATCCAGCAAGTAATTTACTATTGTCAAAATGATGTTAGCTCTACTAAAAAGATTATGCAGCTTAGTAAAAGTCAAATACAACTGCGTAAGACTTTAACAGATGAGTATAACATAAATCTATTTAGTGCTTCTGAAACTAAAATTTCTAAAGATTTATTTCTCCATTTCTTGAGCCAGAAGATGGGTCAGAAGAAATCTGAAATAAAACAGCTTAGAACTAGAAGGGAAGAGATACATGTAAAGGAAATCATACTAGATTATGTAAGTTTCAAATCTGCTACCTTTCAGAAATTACTTAGTAAGTTCAAAGATATAATTGTATATCCTGATCAAACTAAAGGTGGCTTTAAATATTCTATACAGTATCACGGAGTAAAAACAGATTTTGGTTTAGGCGGTATTCATGGTGCCAGACAATCCGGAATATATAGCTCAAATGAAGATATGATCATTATGACATCAGATGTTGTAAGTTTCTATCCAAACTTGGCTATTAGGAATAAATGGTCTCCAGCACATCTATCTAAAGAAGATTTCTGTGAGCAGTATGAATGGTTCTTTACAGAGAGAAGAAAGATTAGTAAGAAGGATGTTAGAAATTATGTATACAAGATCATATTGAATTCAACCTATGGTCTCAGCAATGATGAAAATAGTTTTCTATATGATCCGGAGTTTACCATGAGAATCACTCTTAATGGTCAGCTTAGTCTGGCTATGTTATATGAGATGATTACAGAAGGTATTCCTGGTTCTATACCACTTATGCAAAATACAGATGGTTTAGAAACTATGATTCCTAGGGGTTATGAGCAAAAGTATTATGATATATGTAAAGAATGGGAAGAACTTACCAATCTTGAACTAGAGCATGATACATATGAGAAGATGATTATTGGAGATGTTAATAACTATATAGCGGTTAATACTGCTAAGACAGTTAATTTTGATACAATCTTGGGAGTAAGAAATGAGAATCCTCATTATCCCACAAGAAAAATATCTCCAGATGTATATGAATATAATGCTGTAAAATGTAAAGGTAGATTTGAGTTTACTGGTTTAGCTCTTCATAAGAACAAGAGCTTCCTAGTAATACCTAAAGCTATCTTCTATTATTTTGTACATGGTACAGATCCAAAAGAGTTTCTAGAAAAACAAACAAATATATTTGATTTCTGCGGGGGTAAGAAGATAAAGGGGGATTGGGAATTTATAAAGGAATCAGTTGTAAATGGTACTCACAAAAAAGAAACTCTTCAAAAAACAATCAGATATTACGTTTCAAACAAAGGATCTAAGATTATCAAGTATAATTATTTAGACAGGAGAGTAACTCAGATAGAAGCTGGCAAATGGTTACAGACTCTGTTTATTGATTATGTAGAAAAAGACATGGCTGATTATGATTTGAACTATGATTATTATTTAGAAAAGATTATGAAAGAGATACATAATCTTGAACCAGTTAAAAACCAATTAAGTTTATTCTGATGCCAAGAAAGATAAAAGACGTAACAAAAGATTATTTAGTAAATGTTCCTCTGCCAAATCATGCAGATACATATACTGTAATATCACATCAATCAATTATTGATTATGCATATACAGAACTTGCAAATCACGGTTTCACCGTTGTAAGTGAAGAATATCGTGCTACTCACGATGGTCAAATAGCTCAAGGAATACATAAGCTTCAGTTCAATTCTGATCCTGAAATGTCTTTAATGTTTGCCTGGGCTAATAGTTATAACAAACAAATTAGATTTAAGTGTGCTATAGGTGGTTATGTTAATAATAACAAGACCGTAATGATTGGAGGTGAAATGGGAAGCTATGCTAGAAAGCATACAGGTACAGCAGATGCTGATACAATTGCTTCTATGAAGTCTCAGATTACTAATGCACAAATGTATTATACTCAGCTTTTGTGGGATAAGGATATGATGAAAACAATCTTTATCAATAGCAAGAGACAAGCTGAGTTACTCGGTGTTCTGTTTGCAGAATATGAAATTCTAAATACAGAACAAGCAAGTATTGTAAGACAAGAAATGGATAAGCCTAGCTTCTTCTATAATGGTGGATCAGATACCTTATGGGCTTTCTATAACCATGTCACTGTAGCACTTCAACAATCTCATCCAAGAAGTTGGATGGAGGATCAGAGAATGCTACACTGGGTTATTACAAATGAGTTTGATTTATCTGCACAACCTGCAGTAGATATGGCACCAGTAGAAATTACAGAGCCTTTACAGGATCCTTTGTATGAAGTACCTAATCAGACTAACATCTTAGATCAGATTGAAGAACTTGAGCAAGCTCAATATCCTCTTACTCCAGATGATGCTTTTGATACAGAAGCTGCTCCAGAACCAACAGAAGAGGAAATAGCTGCTGCTAATAAAGCTTGGGGTATAGAACCACAAGATGAAATTGTGCAATATACTGATCCAGTAGGTAATACATTTGAAGCTCCTATAGTTGAAGAAAAATCTTTTAATGATGTATTAGGAGAGGCTATGATAGCAAAGGTAAACTTTGTAGAGGTAGCAACTCCATTTTCTTTAGAGCCTACACCAGAGGATGTAGAACAATATGAAAAAGAAATGCAGGATGATTTCTTATCTATAGGATTTAACTTTGATTTAGATGATGATAATGAAGAAGGAAGTGACTTCTTCTAAAGATGCTGGTATGTACGTACTAGTTTTAAAATGACAACAAGGGAGGACTTTCGGGTTCTCCCTTTTTTTTTTAAATTTGATTCATGAAAAAACAATTAGAGGCAGTAGAAAAATTCCATGATGCTTTCGGACAAGAGAATGGAAAATATCCTAGACCATTAACAATAGAAGAGTATGAACTTAGATATAAGTTAATGGCTGAGGAGAATTATGAATATAAAGAAGCATGTGAAGCTAATTCACTAGTAGAAATTGCAGATGCATTAGGTGATCAGTTATATATCCTCTGTGGAACTATTCTTAAACACGGTATGCAACATATTATAGAAGATGTATTTGATGAAATACAAGCTAGTAATATGAGTAAACTAGGTGAAGATGGTAAACCTCTACTTAGAGAT